CAAGAGCTTCACCTTCGCCATCGACGCCGGGGACCAGACGGACCAGGCCATTGACAAAGCGGCCGGCAAGGCCCTGCGGCGCCAGATCGACGAGGTCATCATCCCCACCATGGACAAGTACCGCCTTGCCAAGTGGGCCGCCGGTGCCGGGAACGAATTTACGCCCGAGGCGGCTGTGACCAAGAACACCATTCTGGGCAACCTGATTGACGCCAACTCCCTGGCGACGGAAGATCTGGTGCCGGTGGAAAGCCGCACCATGTTTATCAGCGTGGCGTGGTACAAGCTGCTGATCCAGGCGGACGCGATCCTGGCTCTGGAAGGTACTGGCGTCAAGGCCATCACCAAAGGCGCTGCCGGCATGATCGATCACTGCGTGCTCAAGCCCGTACCCACCAGCTGGATGCCGGAGGGCGTGGGCGCCATCATTAAGTACAAGGGCTGCAGCGTCGATCCCGTGAAGCTGCGGCAGTATGACGTGCTGCAGAAGGTTCAGGGCTTCAGCGGACCCGTGGTCCAGGGCAGAGTCTATTATGACTCCTTTGTGCTGGACGCAAAGAAGGATGGCATTGTGGTTGTCAAGACCGTGGCATAACAAAAGCAAAAGGCCCCCTCGCCAATGTTCGGGGGGGCCTGTCTTCAATCTGCCGGAACAGGTGAGCGCATGGCTTATAAGAAACACAACAACAACGGCGCAGTTCGCATTGACATGGGGGATCTGAACCCAAAGCAGAAACAGTTTTGCCAGTCCCGGACGCGGTACACCGCCTACGGAGGCGCCCGGGGCGGAGGAAAGACCCACGTCCTGCGGCTGAAGGCCTTTGGCGGTGCGTTGACCTATCCCGGTATCCGTATCCTGATCGTCCGACGTGAGTATCCGGAGCTGGAGCAGAACATCATACTGCCTATGCGGAAGATGATCCCAATAGAGATTGCCAGCTACAACGGCTCCATGCGCATGTTCTTCTTTGTCAACGGGTCCATCATCAAGTTTGGACACTACGGGCCAAACGACGATGACGAATACCAGGGCATTGAGTACGACTGGATCTTCATTGAGGAGGCCACTCAGTTTACAGAGCGCCAGTTTCGCACCCTGGGCGCGGATCTGCGCGGTGTAAACAGCATTCCGAAACGGATGTATCTTACCTGCAACCCCGGCGGCGTTGGTCACATGTGGGTGAAGCGGCTGTTTATTGACCGGGAATATCGCGAAAACGAACGGGCGGAGGACTACAGCTTTATCCATGCGACGGTAGACGACAACCCCCAGCTTTTGAAGGCGTCTCCCGAGTATGTGCAGATGCTGGACTTGCTGCCGGAGGACATCCGCCGCGCCCACCGCTACGGCGACTGGGACGCCCTGGCTGGTACGTTTTTCCCAGAGTTTCGGCGGGAGACTCACGTGATCGCGCCTTTTGTCCGTGTCCCGGCAGAGTGGAAAAAGTACCGGGTCTTCGACTACGGACTGGATATGCTGGCGTGCCTGTGGATTGCCGTGGATTTTGACGGTCGGTGCTATGTGTACCGGGAGGTGCAGCAGTCGGACTTAATCGTATCCGCCGCGGCAAATCTGATGCTGGATCTGACGCCCACCTGCGAACATATCGAGGCTACCATCGCGCCGCCGGACCTGTGGAACAGGCAGAAAGACAGCGGACGAAGCATGGCGGAACTGTTTGCGGAAAACGGACTGGGACTGCTGCGGGCCAGCAATAACCGTGTTCAGGGCTGGATGGCGCTGAAGGAATTGCTCAAGCCCATGCGGTCAGACGAGGACCGGCCCGGTCTTCTGGTGACACAGGAATGCAAGGGTCTGATCCGCAACCTGTCTGCTATTCAGCATGACGAAAAGAATCCGTCAGACTGCGCTACAGATCCCCACGACATTACGCACATTGTGGACGCCATCCGCTATTTTGCCGTCACACGGACGCTGACGGCGGAGCGTGCGGAAGCTCGGGAAGCATACGACGATGCAGACGCCGCCGTTGACTATGACGAGGCCATGACCGGCGGAGAAATGAGCGAAGCATATCTGTCCTATGGAGGTGGTTGAAAATGGCCCAGCTTGCGGCAAACAACGAAATCAGCGTTTTAAAGATCCGGGAATTTTTGGGCCTGAACGAGAATCCCGACGGGGACACCAACCTGAAAACCGGCGAGCTGTCGGAAATGCGGAATTTCAAAATCACGCCGGACCTTCACCTACAGATCCGTCCCGGAACAAGGACGCTTCTGCGCCTGCGGGACGCCTGGGATCTCTGGGTTTTGGAACACGGGACTGAGACTGCAGATCCGCACTTCTGCGGCGCCTGGCACGGCCTGGTCAACAAAGAGGCTCACATGATTGCCGCGTTTGGCGGCGTTTTGTTTGATGTGGATATCGCGCGATCTGCCATGACGCCGGTCGGAACCTGCACGCAGGACGACACCTTCTTCTTTGGATTTGGCAGCAAGGTGTATTTGCTGAACGGGCACGAGTACATGAGCTGGGACGGCGCCGCTGATACGCAGTTTCAGGAGGTGGAGGGCTATATCCCCACCGTCCAGACAGGAACCAGTCCCGCAGGGCTGGGGACATTGCTGGAAAACGTAAACCGGCTGACTGGCAAACGAAAGGTGAAATTCAGCCCTGACGGGACGGCCACGGAGTTTTTTCTGCCGGATGAGGCGGATGAAGTCGTGGAAGTGGAAGGGACGGACAAGACCTGGTCGCTGGACACCAGCAACAAAAAGAAGGTCAAATTTACTTCCGCCCCCGCCGCCGGTGTCAACTCTCTGGTCATCATTTACCGGAAGGGAGACGGGGAGCGCGCGCAAGTGACCGCCATGCGGTTTGCCGAGTTTTTCAACGGGGCGACAGACACGCGAGTGTTCCTCTACGGGGATGGGAGCAACAAGACCATCTACAGCGGCAACGACCTGGACAACGGTGTTCCCAGCGCGGAGTATTTCCCGGACCTCTACGAGGCACAGGTGGGAGACGAGAATACCCCCATTACTGCCATGATTCGGCACTACTCCCGCCTTCTGGTGTTCAAGACCGCCTCCGCATGGTCCATCGACTATTCTGTAACCACAACGGCTTCCGGCGTGGTAGTTCCATCGTTCTATGTGACCACAGTGAACCGGCAATACGGCAACGAGGCGCCCGGGCAGGTCCAGCTCCTGGAGAATAATCCCCTGACGCTGGACGGAAAGGCAGTCTTTCAATGGAAGCCCACCGCCACAGGCAATATCACGGCGGACAACCGAAACGCCAGCCGAATCTCCGACCGGGCGCAAAGCATTCTGGACGGGTTAAACCTGTCCGGAATTAAGACCTTTAACAGCAAGACTCTGAAGGAATACTGGTTTTTTGACGGAGAAAAAGCCCTGATTCTGAACTACGCCAACGACACCTGGTATCTGTACACCAACATGCCCTTTGTACAGATGCTGGAGGTGGAGGATCAGATCTATGGATTTTCCGCAGATGGCCGCGTGATCCATGTGGACCGGGCCTACCGCAACGATGACGGCGCAGACATTGACGCCTATGCCGCTACCGGGTCCATGAGCTTTGACCGCAGCTGGCTTTTAAAATACAGCCCCATGATCTTTGTGACCATCAAGCCGGAGGGCGGCGCCCGGATTACCGTCACAGTAGAAAGCAACAAGCGAAGTGACTACCCGGAAAAGCTGGTTTCAGCGGGACTTGCCACCTTTGCAAACGTGGATTTTTCACACTTTTCCTTTGGCACCAACCGCAAGCCCAAGGTAAAGCGTGTGAAAATGAAGGTCAAAAAGGCAACGTTTTACAAGCTGATCTTCAAAAGCCTGTCGGCCTCCGCCACCGCCACGGTGCTGGAGACAGACATCCGGCTTAGATATACCGGCAACGTAAAGTGAGGGATCAAAAGATGGCAAAGATGACGCCCCAGCAAATGACAACCGAATATGAAGCAGGCTTGAAGTTCAACAATGGCATCGACCTGTACGACTGCGTACAGACCAACGAAAACTTTTTCATCGGCAAGCAGTGGGAGGGCGTGGTGTCCAACGGACTGCCCACCCCGGTGTTCAACTTCCTCAAGCGAGTGGTGCTCTTCTCCGTGGCCAACGTCTCCACGGACAACCTCAAGCTTCACGCCAAGCCTCTGCCATCCAGCGGACAGCGAAGCGAACGGGCAATGGAGGCGCTGTCGGATATCCTCAACGACCAGTTTGCCGGAATCTTTGAGTTTAACAAAATGGGGTCCGTCATCCGGGAGTTTACCCGCAACGCCGCCGTGGACGGCGACGGCTGCACCTACACCTACTGGGATGGCGATGTAGACACCGGACAGCCCAGCAAAGGGGCGCTTCGGACCGAAATTCTGCTTAACACGCAAATCATGTTTGGCAATCCAAACAGCCGGGACGTGCAGACCCAGCCATATATCCTCATCGAGCGGCGGCTGCTGGTCCGGGAGGCCCGGAAGCGGGCCAGGGCCGCGGGCCGCAGCGAGGACGAAATAGCCCTCATTCAGCCGGACACCAAGGAATCCGGGGACAACTTCATGGACAATCTGGCCGGGGACAAAGTTACAGTCCTTCTCAAGCTGTGGCGGGACGAAAAAACCGGGAAAATCCACGGATACGAAAGCACCCGAACCGTTACGATAAAACCAGAGTGGGACCTGGGCATCAGCCTGTATCCCGTCACCTGGATGTGCTGGGACTACGTCCAGGACTGCTACCACGGCCAGGCCATGATCACGGGACTGATCCCCAACCAGATCTTCGTCAACAAGCTCTTTGCCATGTCCATGATCTCTTTGATGACCCTGGCCTACCCCAAGATCGTCTACGACAAGACCCGTGTGGCAAAGTGGAGCAACCGGGTAGGCGCCCAGATCGGCGTCAATGGCCCGGTAGACAACGTAGCAAAGATCATTGACCCGGCGTCCATTTCTCCACAGATTTCCCAGTTTATTGAGCTGGCAATCTCCTACACACAAAAATTTTTGGGCGCTACGGACGTGGCCCTAGGCGACACCCGCCCGGACAACACTTCCGCCATCATCGCCCTCCAGCGGGCGGCGGCGACTCCCATGGAGCTGACAAAACAGAATCTGCTTCAAAGCATCGAGGACCTGGGCCGTATCTACATGGCCTTTATGGGGGAGTATTACGGGCAGCGGTATGTAGAAATCCGCAACCCCTACGACGAGAGCAAAGTGGTCATCCCCTTTGATTTCTCCGCATTAAACGAGATTCACTTCAATGTGGAACTGGACGTGGGCGCGTCCTCCTACTGGTCCGAGATTGCCAGCATGCAGACCCTGGACAATCTTCTGATGCAGGGTAAGATCTCCACCGTGGAATATCTCAAGCGCCTGCCCGCCGGTCAGATCACTGACCGGGAAACTCTGATTGCCACGCTCCAGCAACAGGAGCGCATGCAGATGCAGATGATGGGTATGCCGGCAGAAGAAAGCGGCGCCTTTTCCGGCACAATTGACGAAGCGGCACCCCCCAACCGTGGCGGCGCAGGCTATGGGGCGCTGCAAAGAAAAATCAACGAGACGGGTGAAGTACCAAGATCGTGAGGTGAACGAACATGGCATTGACGAAGTTTGAAAAAGACATGGCCATCATCTCCGCGCTGGACGACGAGCCCAACGACGTGGGCGGATTGACGGCGGCGGAGCTGAAAGCCAAATTTGACGAGGGCGGCATGGCCCTGAAGGAGTTTGTGAACCAGACGCTGCTGCCGGAGGCGGAACAGACCTTCGCGGCAAAGGAAGAGCTGGAGGGCCTGGTGCTGGGTCAGCTTCCGGACGGAAGCGTGACCCGGGAAAAGATCAGCGAAGAGCTGGACGAAACCCTCTCGGCACTGGAAACCAATGTGGCCAAGGCCGTGCAGCGGGACGAAATCTATACCAAAACCCAGCATCTGTCCGACACGACCCGGGCCCTCTTCGGCCTGGGCAGCAGCGCCACGCCGGATCAGGTGTTCCAGAAGGCGCTGCCCGCCGCCGACGCCCTCTCCGCGGAGACGGCCAACAGTATTGGCGTAACGTTCCGATCAACCAGTTTTACTCCAAGTGTTAATACAACGAATCAGAGAAAACATTTTGCGTATGGCAATGGCGTGTATGTGTTCATCGCAGGAGTATATGGCACATCTTCCGGTTCCAAAGTATGCGCAGCTTATAGTCCGGACGGAAAAACCTGGACCGAATTGGACACGGTTCCGACAATTACCAGCAGCATTCATACTGTGGTTTTTGGCGCAGGGACATTTTTTGCTTACACTGACAACGAGGTGTTAACCAGCACAGACGGGCAAACCTGGGCCGTACAAACTCCGTCAGGACATATGTCTGCTCTGAAGAGCGTTGCTTATTCGTCTGGGCTTAACATCTTTGTCGCCGTTCGGGACAATAACACTAAGCCTTGTTACAGCACAGACGGTTTGAACTGGACAGCAGCCACCACCGGCGCCAATTATGGCTACGACGTGGTATTTAACGGAGCAAGGTTCATGTACATCACCAGAAGTAGCTCGGGATATTTTTCTTATAGCACCAATGGCATTGACTGGACTGATAAAACAAATACCACTTTGTTCACAGGCGACCGTTGGCATATTGCGGCAAGAGGCACCAGACTCATAGCGGTTAGTGAGACCGCTGGGAAAAAGAAGGGCACAGCATCTTCAACGGCGTGGTCTGCTATCAGTGACTCTACGGGGTTGGGAACCGGATTCCAGGGAATTGCTTCGACAGGAAATCAAACCGTAGCTCTTCTGACCAACGGATTTGGATTAGCCGAATATAGTCCTAATTATACTGCATGGTCGTTTATAGCATATCCTTACAATGTCACTTCATCTCTGACTGGCCAAACAATTTTTGGAGAAAACGATGTGTTTTTGATATACAACGAAACTACACATCCTGTTCTATATGCCAACGCTGTATCTACACCAAATGATGTCCTGTATGGACTGAATTCAAAAATCAACTACTTGATTTCCGGTCTGCATGAACTGGAAGACGCCATCGAGTCCGCGTAAGAGAGGGGGAGAACACCATGGACATTTACAGCAAACTGAAATCCAGCATTTACGTCTCCCGCCTCCACGCCCAGGGCATCGGCGTGGAGGACGACGACCAGCGCATCCGGGCCAGCGGCCTCTACGACGACTGGACACCGGGCAGCTATGTCATCGGCGACCTGCGCAACGCGGCGGCCGGCGGCGCCCTCCAGACCTGGGAGTGCTTCCAGGCCCACGACAACGCCGTCTATCCCGACATCCGCCCGGAGAGCGCCGCCTGGTTCACCTTCTGGCGGCCCCTCCACGGGAAGTCTCCGGAGACGGCCCGGCCCTTCGTCCCGGTGCAGGGCAGTCACGACATGTACCGGTATGACGAGTACATGATTTGGACGGATGGCCTCGTTTACCGCTGCATCGCGCCCAGCGGAACCAATTTCAGCCCGGCGGACTATCCTGCCGGATGGGAGGTGGTGTCATAGTGGAACTGACAGTGGCGGCAAGCATCGTCTGCGCCATTCTGGGCGCCGTGTTCGGCTATCTGGCATTTACCAGGAACAAGAGCCACGACAATCAGGAGGAAGGCCGGCAGCTGGGCGTGATCCTCACGGAACTGGGCGGCATCAAATCCAACACTGAGGATATCAAGATCGAGCAGAAAGAGCAGCGCAAATTCAACACGGATATGCTGGTCCGCCTGACCAAAGTGGAGGCCAGCGCGGAGAAGGCGCACTACCGGCTGGACCATATAGAAACGGCAGCAACTCATAAACAATCTGATTTGTGAAAGGAGCAGACTATGAACAAGGACATTCAAAACATCATCGACCGTTACGAAAACCAGGAGCTCACCGCGGAGGAGGCCAACGCTCAGCTGAAGGAGGCGGGCGCTGGCTGGTATCTCCAGCCCCTGACCGACGAAGAGCGGGCGGCCAAAAAGGAGCGGGAGGACGCCCTGGGCTTCTTTGAGCCCGCGGAGAAGAAACCTGCTTATCCCCAGCTGCCGGATCTGAGCCGCCGGAAGAATCTGGCCGATATGACCGTTCGGCAGTACACCGCCACGGGCACCTTCGACGTGACCTACAACGAGCATGGCT